ACACACGAACAGTTTTATACTTTTCCATTAAGGTTCACAGAAAAAACAGACTTAGAGATGAGAGCATTTTCTTCCTCTGGGTCGGTTAGCTTTAATGTCTCCGCGTCAATGGAGTTTATCTACATCAACAATGGGGATAGTCTTTAATGGCTGCCAAAAAGGAGAAACCCATACGTCGTACCACCTCTGGCAAAGGGGCTAATTACCGCAAGACGAAGTCTGGCGCGGGTATGACAGAAAAGGGCGTAAAGGAGTATCGCAAGAAAAATCCGGGTTCAAAGTTACAGACAGCGGTAACCGGTAAGGTTAAAGAAGGAAGTAAGGACGCAAAACGCCGCAAGTCATTCTGTGCTCGTTCTGCGGGACAGATGAAAAAGTTTCCAAAAGCAGCCAAAGATCCTAATTCAAGATTGAGACAAGCTAGAAAGCGTTGGAAATGTTAGACCGCCCATTAATAATTATTCTTTTGTCTACGAGTTTAGGGCTTATTGGGGCGGTAACCTATGCGTGGGCGGCTTGGACTACAGAAACACTAATATCTGTGGACAAGCGCACCGAAGTGATGGCTTCTCAAATTGAGTACATAAAGTTAGAGATGGAGAAAGCCTATGGCAATGTCCAAGCGCTCAATAAGCAATAAAACGCCAAGGGGTTTAACTTATTTCCGAAAAGGTGGAGAAGCTTCTTCTAAAAGTAAAGGTAGTAAAATCTGCCCTGCCGGAAAAGCATGGGCGAAGCGCACCTTTGACACTTATCCAAGTGCATACGCGAACATGGCGGCTTCCAAATACTGTAAGGATCCAAACTATGCTAAAAAAGCTAAAGGAAAGAAGTCTTAAATGGGCCGTCAACTTAAAAAATGGCGTGATCAGAATTGGGTCAGGATTGATTCAAGCGGTAACATCGCTGGTGAGTGCGGTACTTCCAAAGACAAGCAAAACCCAGACCGATGTCTCCCCGCAGCCAAAGCCAGATCCCTCACCAAGTCTCAAAGAAAGTCCACCGCCGCAAAGAAAAAGCGCGAAGGCAAAAAAGGCAAAACCTTCGTCAAAAACACCAAAGCCGCGGAAGTCAAATTTGCCGCAGGCGGCGGCGAAATCGTCAACCAAAAAGCAAAAAGAAAGCCCCCGCAGCAAAAAAACGGCAAAATAGTGGCCCGTGGTTGTGGAAAAGTTCTTTCAAATCGCCGTAAGTATACGTCGGGATCGGTGAGTGTGTGATGCGAATAGAATTTTACGAACCAAAGCTAGAGCAAAAAATTGTTCGAGAGATTTGGCAGTGGTCTAAAGAGGTTTTAGAACAAAAATCGCACTATTTTGGGGGTTTGCCCGCTTGTCCTTTTGCCGAAAAGGCGTGGAAAGAAGACAAGGTATCTCTTATGTTCAAATATGAGAAAAATTATCAGTGTTTATACACTACAATCAGTCAATTTGACGATAATTTTGATCTAGCAATAATAGTGGACTTGGCTTTTGAAAAAGATCCTGCGGATTTCCATGATTACCTGTTTAATCTTAATAAATGCATTTCTGACGGGGTGTTCATTGATAAAGATATTTGGTTGATGGGCTTTCACCCACATGATGAGCCAAATGAGTTTGTTGCAGACGCTAATGAAGACTTTTTGGCGTTGGTTGAAGAAGAATATGCTATGATTTTTGTGCAACGGTTGTCCAAATTGCAAGAAAGCGCAGACAAGCTTGCAAAAAGAGGCTATTATAAGCCGTATGAAGACGACTACAATGCTCAAGAACTGTTTGAACTACGACATCAAATGTATAGGAGATTGAAAGATGGCAATGCGTCCAAAGAAAATGCGTGGCGGCGGCATGGTTAAGAAAATGCGTGGCGGTGGCATGGTTAAGAAAATGCGTGGCGGCGGCATGGTTAAGAAAATGCGTGGCGGCGGCATGGTTAAGAAAATGCGTGGCGGTGGCATGGTTAAGAAGAAGTAAGATGGCTACATCAGGAAGCACAGATTTTGAGCTAGACGTCGCTGACTACGTCGAAGAAGCGTTCGAGCGTTGTGGTCTTGAGGTTCGTACTGGTTACGACCTGAAGACGGCAAAGCGTTCGCTTAATCTGTTGCTTGCAGATTGGGCTAACCGCGGCTTGAACCAATGGACAATCAAACAACGCACAGTCACACTAGCGATTGGCGACGGCGAATACGATCTGGGTACAGATGTAATCGACGTTCTGTCGGTTATTGTGCGTCGTAACGGTACAGACTATTCGTTGGAGCGTTTGAGCCGGGATGAATACCTTACAATTCCGACAAAAACCACACAGGGCCGACCAAACCAGTTTTTCTTGGATCGTCAGCTCACTCCAAACCTAAAAATCTGGCCTACGCCCGAAAACACGACGGATGTTGTGATTTACGACGCGTTGACCCGTATGGATGACGCGGACATTTACACTAATACCGTGGATATGCCGTTTCGGTTCTATCCCTGCTTGGCGGCAGGCTTGGCCTACTACATTGCTTTGAAGCGGGCACCAAATCGTGTACAAATGCTGAAGGCTGTGTACGAAGAAGAGTTTGAACGCGCTGCAACGGAGGACCGTGATCGGTCATCCTTCAACGTTGTTCCGAAATACGAATATTATAGGACGGGGTAGATGGCTAAGTTTGCTTCGGGAAAAGATTCATGGGCAATATCTGACCGCTCCGGGTTTCGTTATCCTTACAAGGTAATGAAGCGCGAGTGGAATGGCTTGCTTGTGGGGCCCGACGAGTATGAGCCAAAACACCCGCAGCTTGGGCCGTTTCGCAAGGTTGTAGACCCGCAGGCTCTTGAGAATGCAAGACCTGACCGTATTGAGCCACTGGATGTATTTGTTGGTATTCCTCTTGTAGAGGCTCCAAACCTACGTCCGCCGCAGGCATTTGGTAAAGTTGGGCAAGTTACAGTGGTGATCTCATGAGTTTTACATACGATGAACTAAAAACTGCAATTCAAGACTACACTGAGAACACAGAGACAACCTTTGTAAACAATCTTAATATATTTATTAAAAACGCAGAGGAGCGTATTTTAAAAATTGCTCAGTTAGAAGTGTTTCGCAAAAATCAAAGCGGAACTTTAACCGCAAGCAATCAATATCTTGCGCTTCCTACAGATTATCTTGCCCCATTTAGTCTTTCGTTTACGAATGGTAGTAATAAAGAGTTTATGCTGTTTAAAGATGTAAACTTTATTCAGTCTTTTAACCCAAATGGCGCAACTACTGGTGCCCCTCGTTATTATGCGCAATTTGATATAGATAACTTAATTTTAGGTCCAACGCCCGATTCTAATTATGCTGTTGAACTTCATTATTTTTATCGTCCAGCATCACTAACGGCTGGCGCGGGAAGTGGAACAACATGGTTAAGTACAAATGCATCGGTAGCTTTGTTGTATGGATCTCTTATTGAAGCATATACGTTTATGAAGGGTGAAGGCGATTTAATACAGAATTATACACAGCGTTTTACTGAGGCACTCTCTCGTGTTAAGAATTTCGGAGAGTCTCAAGAGGTTACTGATGCGTATCGCACAGGTCTTATTATTAGGGAGAAAACATGATACCTGCTTTGGATATAGGGTTGCCAGAAGATTTTGGCATTGAGGTTCATACAACGGACAAAAGAGGCTTTACGCCTGAAGAAATTGCACAGCGGTGCGTTCAGAAAATTGTAAGTGTTTCTGACTCAGCACCGCCTGCAATTCGTGATCAAGCTCGTGTTTATGAGCTTCAGATTACAAAAGTCGTCGAGTTTTATTTACGAGAGGCTATCAAAAGTGATCGAACTACGGTATATAATGCACTTACAGATGCAGGGCATTCAAACCTTGCGGAACTCATAAGGAGAATGTGACATGGCCTTTACTGGCAACTTTATGTGTACGAGCTTTAAAAAAGAGCTTATGACTGCAACACACGATTTTACTGCGTCTACAGGAAATACTTTTAAGTTAGCAATGTACACCAACAGTGCTTCCTTTACAGCAGCTACAACCGCATATACTGCCACGAATGAGGTTAGCGGTACAGGTTATTCTGCTGGCGGCGGCACATTAACAAACGTTACGCCTACGACATCTGGCACAACCGCGTATGCTGACTTTGCCGATTTGACGTTTTCTACAGCGACAATCACGGCTCGTGGAGCGTTGATCTATAACGATACTGCGGCAGGTGATCCTTCGGTAGTGGTTCTCGACTTTGGTGCCGACAAAACGTCTACTGCGGGAGACTTTACAATTGTTTTCCCAACTGCTGGCGCAAGCACTGCGATTATTCGTATAGCCTAAATAATTTAGGCTATTGAAATGGCACTTATTGCAGGTTGGGGGCGAGGCACATGGTCTGAAGGGGCTTGGAGCAGTCCACTTCCTGTAACAGTAACGGGAGTTGCTGCTACAGGCCAAGTTGGTTCTGTTACTGTATCAGGAGCAAGTGATGTTCCTGTTACGGGTCTTGAAGCTACAGGCAGTGTGGGATCTGTAACAGTTGTTGCGGAAGCTAATGTTTCTCCATCAGGACTAAGTGCCACAGGTCAAGTAGGCTCTGTAACTGCATCAATTTCACAAACTGTTTCAGTTACAGGTGTTTCTGGAACAGGAAGTGTTGGGTCTGTTACCACAACGGCGGACGCAAATATTTCTGTCACAGGGCTGTCTTCAACAGGGAATGTTGGGTCTGTTACCACAACGGCGGACGCAAATATTTCTGTTACAGGGCTGTCTTCAACAGGGAATGTTGGATCAGTAGCCACTGATGCAGAATCAAACGTTTCTGTCACAGGTGTATCTGGCACTGGTGAAGTTGGAAGCGCGGCTGTAGCTCAAGGCATAACAATAAATGTTACAGGACTATCAGCCACTGGATCAGTTGGCTCAATTACTGTTATCGCGGAAGCAAATACTTCAGTCACTGGTTTGTCATCTACTGGATCAGTTGGCTCAATTACTGTTATCGCGGAAGCAAATGCTTCAGTCACTGGATTATCTGGAACTGGACAAATTGGAACAGTTAACGTTGATGCTCAAGCTAATGTTCCCGCAACTGGATTATCAGCCACAGGATCTGTTGGTTCAGTTACAGTAAATGCTGCATCAAATGTCTCTGTAACTGGTCTTTCAGCCACGGGTCAAGTTGGCAGTGTAATCGTTCATGAAAATGAAGTCGTAAATGTAACTGGTCTTTCAGCTACAGGACAAGTTGGCAGTGTAATCGTTCATGAAAATGAAGTCGTAAATGTAACTGGCTTAGAGGCTACTGGATCTGTTGGATCAGTAACTATAATTGCAAAAGCAAATACCTCAGTTACCGGGTTGTCTGGAACTGGCGAAGTAGGAACAGCCACGGCTGACGCTCAAGCAAATGTTCCTGTCACGGGATTATCAGCTACGGGATCAGTAGGTTCTGTAACAGTTGTTACAGAGGCAAATGTTTCCGTAACGGGGCTTGAGGCTACAGGGGGTGTGGGTTCGGTTTCTGTAACAGCAGATGCTAATATTTCTGCCACAGGCGTTTCTGGTACAGGTCAGGTTGGGTCAGTTGTCGTTTCTCTTCCTGTAGATGTTGATGTAACGGGTGTCTCTGCAACAAGTCAGGTGGGATCGGTTACAGTCACGGCAAAATCAAATGTGTTTCCAGACGGAGTTTCTGGAACAGGTGAAGTAGCACAGGTTCTTGTTTGGGGTCCTATTGTTCCAAATCAAGATCCGAGTTATACTCCAATAACACCATCTTCTACCCCTTCTTGGAGTGATGAATCACCATCTCAAACTCCGGGCTGGGATGACATAGCAGCATAGGGGAAAACCATGCCCAGTACATATACAACGAATAACGGTATTGAACTCATAGCTACAGGCGAACAGTCTGGTACATGGGGTTCTACCACAAACACAAACCTTGAACTTTTAGATGCTTCTCTTGACGGTCAAGTGACTGTTACGTTGGCAGCAACAGGAACTTCTGGCTCGCCAAATACGCTTCCAATATCAGATGGATCTGCTTCTAATGGTCGCAATCGTTTGGTTATCTTCAATGATGGCTCTGATCTGGGTGGAACAGCTTATGTGCAGCTAACGCCAAATGACGCGGAAAAGATTGTTTATGTGCGTAACAGTTTATCTGGCTCACGTAGTATTTTGCTATTTCAAGGCACGTACAATGCATCAAACGACTATGAGGTTCCTGCGGGAACGACAGCGGTAGTTTTCTTCGACGGCGCAGGCACGGGCGCGGTAGCGGCGAACGTCTTTAACAATGCGTACTTTGACAGCCTGCGCTTGGGCAGCGTGTCGGTGACCGCAATCCTAGACGAAGACAACATGGCGTCCGACAGCGCGACCGCCTTGGCAACACAACAGTCGATCAAGGCGTATGTAGATACACAGGTTGGTGCCAACAACGAACTGTCCGAGGTTCTAGCAAATGGCAATACATCTGGTGGCACCAACATCCAGATGACCACAACAGACGAATTGCAGTTCCGCGATACGGCGCTCAAGATCAGTTCGTCCGCGGACGGGCAGCTTGACATCGACGCTGACGTCGAGGTGGAGATTGTTGCGCCGACGCTGGACATTGACGCTTCGACCACGGTTACGGTTAACACGACAACTATGACAATAACTGGTGCAGTAGACGTAACTGGTGATTTGGATGTTGATAATATCAACGTAAATGGCAATACAATTTCAAGCACAGATACCAATGGTAATATTGCCTTAACGCCTAATGGCACTGGTGAAGTTGACATCAGTAAGGTGGACATTGACGGTGGTGCTATTGATGGCGTAACAATCGGTACTAACTCTGCGGTTACTGATCTTCGGGTTGATAACATCAAGGTCGATGGCAACACGATCTCAAGCACAGATACCAATGGCGATGTAAACATATCGCCAAATGGTACTGGTACGGTTGTAATTAATACTGATCTTGATGTTGATAACATTAACATTAACGGAAATGCCATTACCAGCACAGATACCAATGGCAACATTGCCCTGACACCTAACGGTACAGGCGAGGTGGACATTAGCAAGGTGGACATTGCTTCTGGTGAGATTGACGGCACAACCATCGGTGCGAACAGTGCTGCCGCAATCACTGGTACTACAATCACAGGTACTAGCTTTGTAACCTCTGGTGATATGACTTTCGGCGACAGCGACAAAGCCATCTTCGGCGCAGGGTCTGACCTACAGATTTATCATGATGGGACTAATAGTTACATCAGGGATGATGGAACAGGCGTTTTATTGCTGCAATCAAATCAGATGAATGTGCAAAGTCCAACAGGTGAGCAAACTGCGCAGTTTAATGAAAACTCAGACGTTAAACTATATTTCGACAACGCACAAAAATTTGCCACCACCAGCACAGGCGTAGACATCACGGGTACTTTGACCAGCGATGGGCTGACTGTGGATGCACAAGATGCTATTAATGTAAACGGCTTCCAACCTTTTATAACTTTAAAAGATAGTAACGATGCTAACAAAGGCTTTCGATTACAAACAGCAAGTGGGAACACTTTGTTTTCTGTTGATGCAACAGGCGGCGGGACATTCACAGAGCGCATGCGCATTACATCAGGAGGTGATGTTGGCATTGGGACAAGTTCGCCTAGTGGTAAATTGCATGTTCAAACCGCTCACACATCAACGGATGTTACACAAGCTAATTCTAATGAAACCTTAGTTCTTGGCAATAGTGGTGTAGGAGATGGCGTTTACAATGCCTTGAGGTTTGGTGGAAACCAACAAGACATGTACATCATGTCTTTCAATAACAGCACTGAAGCAAACAGAAGGCTAGGCTTTTTTGTTGGTTCTGTTGCAGGTGATGCTGTTTCTGATGAAAGGCTGTCTATTATGGGCAGCGGTAATGTTGGTATTGGGACGAGTTCGCCTGAAGCTGGCTATAAGCTAGATGTTGCAGGGTGGGGGACATTTACTCACCCAAGTGGCGACTGTGTTTTGAAAATACAAACTGGAAATACTACAGGTGGTAGTTTTCTCTATTTTGCTGATACTGCTGATACTGACGTTGGTGTTATAGGTTATATTCATAGTACTGACCATATGTACTTCAGAACAAACGCTGCAGAACGCATGCGCATCGACAGCGCCGGATCATTAAGATTGGGGACAACTGGCACTGAGGGTATTACCAACCGCCTGACAGTCAAATATAGTGGGGCGGGTACTGAGTATGGAATGGTAATGAGGCCAGCCGCCGATAACACCGTGCCAATCTACTTCATGAACGCTTCTGGGGGAAATGTAGGCTCTGTCGGCATAACCGCATCTGCCACATCTTATAACACATCATCCGACTACCGCCTAAAAGAAGATGTGCAGCCTATGGTTGGTGCATCTGACCGTGTGCTTGCTCTCAACCCAGTAAACTTTGCGTGGAAAGTCGATGGCACCCGTGTGGATGGCTTCCTCGCACATGAGGCCCAAGAGGTCGTGCCAGAGGCTGTCACTGGCGAGAAAGACGGCGAGGAGATGCAGGCCATTGACCACTCCAAGCTGGTCCCCTTGCTGACCGCTGCACTGCAAGAGGCACTGACCAAAATCGAAGCACTTGAGGCTCGCCTAAATGCGCTTGAAGGTCAGTGAAGTGAAAACAGCAACGGACCCAAAGCAGTGGGCTGTGTTTGAGCGGCAGAAACGCATCCACGCTCATATTGCAGAACACGGTATGGTGAACCCAATTGTTGTAAACAGCGACCACGAATTGCAGTTCGGCGAATGCCGTTTGCAGTATGCGGTTTTTGCTGGATGGGAGTATATTGACGTTATCATCTGCGATGACCCGCAGGAAATTCGGCGTCTTCAAGACGAGCACTCTGGTTACGAATACAGCTTCCTGCCAGAGCATCTGATTGAAAGACGACAACTTAACTGAAAGGAGCCTGACAATGGCAATAACATACGATTGGACAATCCCCACCTGCGAACATGAAATCGCAACAGGGGGGATTAACGTAGTACATTGGAGCTGCACAGCGTCAGAGACAGTAGGAGAAGACACATATATGGCTTCCTCTTACGGCACGGTGGGGCTAACACCAGACCCATCATCACCAGATTTCGTACCCTATGCGGACGTTACCGAAACTATGGCTCAAGGCTGGGTTTGGGGTAGCGTAAGCCAAGCGGATACGGAAGCGGCTCTCGCTGAAAACATTGAGAACCAGAAAAACCCAACGGAAGCATCAGGCAACCCTTGGGACGCATAGCAACCTAACTTAAAAGGAGATCAAAATGACTGAAGAAAAAAAGGTCATTACGATTGATGACGTGGAATACACTGAAGACCAGCTATCAGACGAAGCAAAGGCTTGTATAAACCATATTGGTTCGCTTGATCAAAAGATTTCATCCGCGCAATTTAATATAACGCAATTGCAAGTGGGTCGTCAGGCATTTATGGATATGCTCAAGAAATCCTTGAAATCTGAAACTCAAGAGATAGCAGCAGAATAATGGAAATGGATGCGCTCATAAATATAGGTTTGTTAACTGCCATTGGCGGTTTGGGCTGGTGGTTAAAGTCCCAGCATGATGAACTTGGGCGCATCCAAATTCTTCTCAATAAAACAAGGGAAGAAATGGCAAAAGAGTACGTTACTAAAACTGATAGCTCTTATGTGATGAATCAAATCGTAGCGCGGTTTGATCGTATCGAAGAAAAAATAGATCGTTTGATGGAACGATAAATTTATGTGTGTTTTGGTCGCCATATTCTGGGGCCAATCTTTCGCATTAGGTCTTTATCAGGTTTGTGTGTACGACTGCGGGTATGACAGACCCCCTTATATGTGGTATGATAAGACCTATGTAGTACCCCCCAGCTACGTATGCCCCGCGAGGATTTACGACACATGATTGAAATAAGTGTTGCGATAGCTGGTGCACAAGCGGCCTATAGTTTTTTGAAAAAAGGCGTTCAAGTCGGCCGGGATCTCCAAGACATGGGCCAGCAATTACAGCAATGGGCCAACTGCATGGCTGATATTGATCAGGCTGAAAAAATGGCAGAAAAGCCTCCGTGGTACAAACTATTGGGTGGGGGTGTCCAAGCGCAAGCTATGGAGGTTTTTCTTGCGAGGAAGCAAGCGCAGAGAATGCGTGATGAATTACGGGAGATTATTAGCCATCCAGCCATACTGGGACCATCTCATTGGCAGGAATTTCTTCGTATCGAAGCGGAGATCAGGAAACAAAAGCGTGAGCATGAGTTTCGCCGCATGGAAATAAAACAAAGGATCCTAGAGTGGGTGGCGGGGATATTTGTGTTTATCCTTGGAGTGGGTGCTCTTGTTGGGTTCGTGTGGTTAGCCAATGCTTGAGCCAGTAGGAAATTTACCGTTTGCAATACAAGTTGAGAGATCTCGTGAAAGCATTGAGAACCATCAAGCGCAGCAAGAGGTCCAAAAGGTGCATAACCGCGCTCACAAGCTCGCTAAGGCGCTGGAGAGACAACAGCTTGATTTAATGATCAGTTATGATAGGTTTGGCAAAGCTAATAGCGGCTTAAAGCCGCAGGGTAGTATCATAGATATGGAGGTCTAAATGACTGTAGCTATGGAAAAGATTTTAGCTTGGAAGATAATGCCGCGTTTCATGATGTTAGTTATGACCATCATGTACATCCGCGTCATTGAATGGGGAATGAGCTTGCCTGATTTATCAACGCAGCAATCCGCGATGATTTCAGTAGTCAGTGGGGCCATGACGGGGACAATAGCCGTGTGGCTGGGGAGCGAGAAAAAATGATGACGCTTTTGGGAAGCCTCCTTGGGTTTGGAACTTCTTTTTTACCAGAGGTTCTTAACTACTTTAAGGCAAATCAGCAGCACAAGCACGATTTGGAAAAAATGCAGGTTGAGATGGACCTGATGTCAAAACGTGCGGAACTGAAATTAAATATGATGGATAAGGAAGCGGACATCAAAGAAGCGGAAGGGTTGTACAAGCATGATAGTATGGATGCGGGAGGTTTTATCAATGCACTTCGAGGCTCTGTCCGTCCTGTCATTACTTATTGTTTTTTTGGGCTTTTCGTTGCCATTAAAATAACGGCTTTGTTTGCTCTTATGGAAACAGGGCATGACTTAGGCAGGTCTTTATCTATTCTTTGGGATAGCGAAACCTCTGCGTTGTTTGCGGCTATTATGAGTTTTTGGTTTGGAAACAGGGCCTTATCGAAATACATGAAGGTAAAATCATGACTTTTAAATTAAGTAGACGTAGCCTTGATAGGCTTGAAGGCGTAGATGAACGCCTACAGGCAGTGGCAAAACATGCTATTACGTTAACCAAAACTGACTTTGGTGTAATTCAGGGTTTGAGAACTTTAGATGAGCAAAAAGAACTTGTCGCAAAGGGCGCAAGCAAGACCATGAAAAGCCTTCATCTTGAAGGCAAGGCAATCGACGTTATGGCCTTCGTAAATTCTAGGGCGTCTTGGGAACTCAATCTGTACGATGATCTTGCGGATGCAATCAAAGAAGCTGCGGTTATTGTTGGGGTTCCCATTCGGTGGGGTGCCGCGTGGCACATAGATGACATTCGTAAATGGGAAGGCACGATGGAAGAGGCTATGAACGCTTACATTGATTTGCGTCGATCTCAAGGCAAACGTCCATTTATAGATGGACCTCACTTTGAAATAAGAGAATAAATTGTTCGGGTTATTTTTTAAAAAAAGAATAACTCGAACAATTGTTAGCGTTACGATAGTGGCGTAAATTGAGTTTTTGTGTATAATCGCCTTAGTAGGAGTTTGCTGATGCCATTTACCAAGCTACAGTTTCGTCCCGGCGTTAATAGGGAAACTACTTCATATGCAAATGAAGGTGGTTGGTTTGATATTGATAAGGTTCGCTTTCGCTCTGGTTTTCCAGAAAAAATTGGAGGTTGGTTAAAGTTATCATCCGCCACATTTTTAGGGACTTGTCGCGCATTGCATCCTTGGGTTGCTTTGGATGGATCAAGATATATGGGCGTTGGTACTCATCTAAAATATTATATTGAAGAAGGTGGGGCGTATAATGACATCACACCTATCCGCGCTACAACAGCCGCAGGAGATGTAACTTTTTCTGCAAGCGCAAATACATTGAGCGCAAACATCACTGCGGCAGATACAACAATTAGCTTAACATCTGGAACTGGGTTTCCTGATTCGGGCAGAATTAAGATAAACAGTGAGATTATTACTTATGCTTTAAAATCAGGAAATGATTTAACAGGCTGTGTAAGAGGTGTAAATAGCACAGTAGCTGCATCTCATACTTCTGGTGATGCAGTTTTATGTGCTACTTTGATTGTGACAGACGCAGATCATGGTGCGTTAGAAGATGATTTTGTTACGTTTAGCGGTTCTACTGCATTAGGTGGTAACGTTACTGCTGCGGTGTTAGACCAAGAATATCAAATTACAGTAATCATAGATTCTAGCAGCTACCAAGTTGAAGCGCGTACTGTTTCTACTATAGCAGACATTACTACGACTTCTGGTTTAAATCCTACATATGTATTCGCTACAACATCTGATTCAGGCAATGGTGGATCTTCTACTGTTGGGACTTATCAGATTAACACAGGATTGGACACAACCATCGTTGGGACTGGTTGGGGCGCGGGGACATGGAGTCGTGGCACATGGGGGTCTGGTTCCGCTTCAACGGCATCTGGTCAAACATTGCGTATTTGGTCGCATAATAACTTTGGTGAAGACCTAATTATTAACGTTCGTGATGGTGATATTTATTATTGGGACAAAACAACCGGGTTTTCCACGAGAGCACAGAAGCTATCTGGGCTGGCTGGCGCAAATAAAACTCCAACTGTAGCAAAACAAGTGCTTGTATCTGATCGTGATCGTCACGTTATTGCGTTTGGTTGTGATCCAGAAACTGATCCGGGAGTTCAGGATCCGTTGCTCATACGATTCTCTGACCAAGAAAACGTTACTGACTGGCAGGCTCTCGTAACCAATACGGCGGGTGATTTGAGAATTGGTTCAGGGTCCGAAATTATTGCAGCGGTAGAAACACGTCAGCAAATTCTTGTGTTTACTGATGTATCGCTTCACGCAATGCAGTATCTTGGGCCACCATTTACCTTTGGTATCAACGAAATATCTACCAATATAACTATTGCCAGCCCTCTTTCTGCGATTGCCGTAGAGGACAATGTGTTCTGGATGGGTGCAGAAGATTTTTACGTTTATGGTGGTGCGGTACAGCGTATTCCATGTTCTGTGCGTGATTATGTTTTTACGGACATAAACACAGATCAATTGGAAAAAGTAACCGCTTCAACAAATACGTCGTTTTCAGAAGTTA